GCAGTATATTTTATATCATAGTTTTGAGTTGCCAACGAACCTTTGTTGGCATCAAAGAAACCATCACCTGAGTCATCTCTATTACAATAGAATACAAGATCACCTTGCTTATCTTTTTTCTTACAAAAGTCTATGAGTTTAGTATGCTCAATATCATCGAACTCTCCACCATAGGAAGTAAAACTATCTCTGTAAGGTGGGTCCATAAAGTAGAATGCTTTGCCTCTAATATTTACACATGCACTACGCCAATCAGTATGATATAGATCTGCCAACTGAAGAAACTTGTGCCACTCTAGTACGTTCTCTTTATCGTATACAGTGTCTTTTTGATTGAGTAACCCACAAGGAGTAGCAAACCTTCCCTGTGCGGCTTGTGTGCTCTGCCAGATACCATTAAACGCAGTTTTCATAAGAAAGTACAATGTAGCAGATTCTATCGTGTATGACCACTTTGTCCAATCTGTAGTGTATTCTGTTCTAAGATCATAGTAGAAAGCTTTGCGTCCTGCCTTGTCCAAAGGTAAATATAAAGCACTAAGTTCATCCATTCGTTTTAAGAACAACTCACAGTCTTCTTTGATTGCCTTGTATATCCCCATGATCTCATGCTTGACATCATTGATTACAAATCTCTTAACATCAGGACAGTTTTTATATATCCATATAGTCATAGCCCCACCACCAAAGAAAGGCTCGACAAAAGTGTCGTAGCCCGTCTTAGGAATATTAGGTGTTTCTAGGTACTTGGGGATCATCTTGTTCTTACCCCCTGCCCACATGTATAGTGGCTTCATATTAAATCCTTACGTTAACATAACCATCTGCAATAGCTTGTGTATCACCTTTCCGCACAAACTTAGGAGTAAACTTTAGCCCTAACTTTGAAACATCTGAAGTATCAGCAATGTTCACAATCTCTAACTTGTTGTGGTCAATATATATGATGTTGTTCCAATCATCAACCGACTGATATTGTGCCAATGCAAACTCACCAACTGCAGTGTTGAAAGCTTCTGGATCATCATAGCACACTTGTACATGGGCCGCAAGTTCAGTAGTGTCACAACCGACATAAAGTTCTGCAAAGTAATCAGCATAGACTGAACTATCTTTTACTTGAGCGATATGGGCTGCAAACTTTTTCTTATCACGCATACCAGGTTGAGTTCCGTTGAAATACTTTTTATTTAGCGTATCCACCAAACCCTTGTCAGTGACACCTGACTTGACAGGCTTCAGACTAGCACCATTCTTTTTGATTTCAACTTTATTGTCTTCACCAAAAACACCATCACTCTTGTTTGCAAAACGATAGTCACTAAAGATAAGAGGTAATGCTAGTTCTGCAGCACCAATACCTTTACCGTTGTTGTCCATAAGAATAGGGAATATAGCCATGAACAAAGGATCACACCGTAAAGGTCCACTGATTAGAGCATTTAGTGAACAACGAAAGTTTGTATTCAGTATATTTGAATCTGTAAGATTGTCATCATTTTCTAGCAGACTCATTGTATGGTTTGCATCACATATACCCTTGTAGTGGAAGTAAAACATGTATGCTTTAAAATCAGAACAAAAACGATCTGCAGCCGTATGGCCTGAGATACCACGGCTCTCTAGCAAAGTGTCGCAACGATCTTCAAAACTTTTAGCATCAAGTAGAATCATAATATAAACCTTTCATGTTACAGAATCAAACTAGCATAAAAAAAGAGGGTTGTCAACCCCCTTTATTTTTAAGTCCAATATAAGAACTCTTCAAGTTGCGGTTCCTTCCAACCCTCAGGTTTGAGAACCTTACCATCTTCACGTTTACGCACCTTGCCAGTTTCTTTATCAATCTTTGCAAAGTTTGTATCCATGACTTCTTTCCATGCTCCTTCACCATTCATACCACCTGCCCTAATAGCTCCAATAGTAACAACAAGGATATCAATCAAAGCATCAAGCTGTTCAACTTTATCGTCTGCAGCAACAGCTTCTAATAATTCATCCATCTCTTCATCAATCAAAGACAAATACATCTTGTAGTTTTCGGGTGATGGTTGTTGATCACATGCTTCTTGGAATGTGTCAATATCTTTAAATACATTAGTCATGGATGTGTCTCTACCCACCTATCTCTCATTCTGTTTAAATACCAAAGTGCCTTGTCAATATCCTCAAGACCGTTCTTACGTTCACATCGCCACACATATTTTAGAACATTTGCAGCGTGTGGTGCAATAGCTCCTGACATATTTTTTGTCATAGCTTCAATAGCATCAATCGCTTCAATATCAGTACTAGCATAATGCAATGGCGAGTTTACCATATCTGTCAAAGTAAAGTTCCTTCATAATGTGGATCTATTTGTTTTATACCTAAAGCCCAATTCTCAGCAGCATCTTCAACATATCTCATAGACTTACCATAGAAATATTCTTGATGAAACCACTTAGCCGAATCGCTCTTATAGTACTTAATATACAATAGTTCTTCTTTTAAGTCAATATGTATTTCACAATATTCTTCTTCATTGTCATGATAATATGTCGAAAGTTTTTTGCCCATTTAAATCTCCGATTCTATTTCTTCTATTAGATGATCTTTCATAGCCAAGATTTGATCTTTTAAATGTGGCTTATCCCACCATCTAAAGAGAACACAAATAGTAATACGTGGTACATTAGTATAGGCAGAATGCCAACAGTGATCAGGCTCATCTTTACCAAAGTGATAGTACCTAGCTTGCCATCCTGCCTTGTCTTCTATTCTTACAACCTTTTGAGTTTTCTTATCATAGTATTGAAAATAGCCATCACCTTTTTCAGACCAAGAAAATATAAACTGATATCCTGAGTTGGCTTCATTAGTGTGCCAACCAACAAAGCCCCCTTTAGGATAGTATAGAAAAACTGCATTATCATTTGCACCAAGTTCTTGTATAAGTTCGACTCTTGAAAACTTGAAAATGTTTTCTAACTCTTTATTATCAGGGTTTTCCTTATGTGCGGCTTCAACTGGATTGGAATAATGCTCCATAGGATGATTTGCGCCCTCAGGATTACTCATGTGCTTTTTAAGATAATCTAAAGATAAATATTTTTCACCGTCAGTTATTGCATCAGATGGAGAGTATAAAGCATTGCTATTGTTAAAAACGTGCTGGTTCTTAACAATAGTCGATTTTACATACTCTAGCTGATCAAGTATATTTTTATTACGCAGAACCAGTTCCGTCATCTACAAACTCCATTGCTTTTGGATATATAGCACTTATTGCTCTGGCAATTTCCACCGCCAAGTCTGCGTGTTCCTTTTGAGTCCCATTAGCTGAACGTAACTCGACATAATGTATCCAGGAGCGAATAGTACCATTAACATATAACCTACTAACCGTATTGCCTTCTGGTAGTACCGCTCTTGCTTGTTCTTTTGCGATTCCATTTTCGATTGCCCACTCATATGCTTTCATGGCAGTATGCCATACGTTGCGTTGATGTTGCTCCCAAGTTAGATGCAAGTTAGTATTGTCTGTGATAACACTGGCCTGTCTGTTCTTAGGGTCTTGTAATCTTGCTTTTCTGATTACAACACTACTATCTAGGTCTCTAATATCAGCGTATCTTTGAGAAAACTCTTGAAATGAAAATGAACGGTGACGCAAAAGCTGCCTAGCAATATCACGTGTGGTTTCAACTTCAATACAAGCAGAAGCCATTTCGAAGGGTGACCAGTGCTTATGTTTGATCAAATAGTCTAACAACTTTGGTGTGGTCTTAGTGTTCGCTTGATTTGAAGGATTAGAAACTCTAGCACAATATGCAACTAGATCCTGAATATTTTCCAAACCCATAATACCTGGTTCACCTGAGTGAACATGACGAACAGGTTGACTATATGATATAAGTCTTGCCTTCATTAACCTTGACCCCGATTCTTTTTGTAGCTACGCTTTTTACTTTTGTTCATGGAAGACATCTTTACATTGCGTTTACCGATACTTGTCTTCTTCTTAAATGTTAAACCTTTTAGTGCCATTATTTACTCCATTATTTTGTAATCTTTATAATACACGAATCAATACACTGCGACATTTCTCTGAGATCGTATATGAATACTCTTTTACCTTTCTTTCTAAAAGTTTCAAGCATAATATTATATTTTTCAATACTACCATATTTTGCATAGAATTCGTCACGATGATATTCAAGATATGAACCTTTAAATCTATCTCTTGGCGTAATTATATTATACTGTATAACATCTTCAACATAATATGCACCACCGACTTTCAACTTATCAAAAAAGTTTAAAAATGTATTCCTAATAGCAGTAGAGGTATGCAAACCATCATCTATAATAATATCAAATTTCACGTCACTCCATAAGTTTTTTGCCTTATTAGAAGTGGAGTCACACACACTCCAAACTACTCTAGGATCTTGTAAAACAGGAATATCCCAATATGCAACTCTACGAAATATGTCTATTGTATATACTGTGGCATTTGGAAAATATTCCAACCAAGCTTGAATACTCTCTCCATAATCTACGCCAATCTCTAAAATATTAATAGGAAGGGTTCTTAACTTTTCAAAGTCTTTTCCATAAATAATATCGTAGTTATGTTTTTCACTTTTGTAACAATACTTATCCAAAACTTCTTTTATCATTCCATTTTAAAATCCTTAAATCGTTCTGCAGTGTCTGTTTTATCAAAGGTTGCAGTATCATCTATCAATCCACCTTCAGCATCATCAACATCAAATAGCTTCATCTTCGACCTATCAACACCAATCACAAATCTCTTGTTGCTGCTAGGATCATTGTACCTATTCTTGAGTTGCTTTACCATGATCTGACCAAGTGACTCTAGCTCTTCGCTTGAAATCAAAGCAAACATCAAGTCGGCTGTTGCGGGTAATCCAAAAGACTCGCTCGTGTCTTCAAGCCCAACATCTGAGTTAGAGTAACCACTACGAGTCGTTTGCGTTGCAGTGATAATCGGTACTTCGAACTCGACTGCGAGTCCACGTAGTTCTTCTGCAATAGCCTTAATATAAGTGTACGAATTGATCGATCCCCCCATGCCTTTCATTCTACTAGATGCACATATATTGAGATAGTCAATAAAGATCATCTCAGGTACAAAGTCTCTTTTCAACTTAAGTTCGTTTAGTAATGCTCTGAAGTGACCTGTATGTGCTGAACCTGTTGGATATTCTTTTACAATAAGTTTGCCATTATTTTTACCTGCAATATTATGTACTTTATCTATCAGCATTTCTTTTGATAGAGTTTCTAGTTGATCAAGAGGTATGTCTAACAGGTTTGCATCAATGCGTTCAGCAATACGTTCTTCTGCCATTTCCATTGTAATATATAGTACATTGCGACCTTGTGTCATGGCATTAGCTGCCACATGACACATGAACAAAGACTTACCAACACCTGTACCTGCTAGTGCAACATTCAGTGTTTTGTTAGGCAATCCACCTTTAGTAATCTTATTGAAATACTCTAAGTCGAATGGAATACGTTCTTCTTGCTCATGATAGAAATCATAACGATCAGAAACATTGTCCACATAGTCGTGTCCAATGTTAGCATCAAAAGAAACTGCCAAGGCTTTAGTCAATAGATCAGGGA